TGACCACGATGCACCTGGATCACGACACCACAAACAATGATTACGCCAATTTGAAAGCCGGGTGCCAGCGATGCCACCTTCGGTATGATATGCCGCTGCATCGAGCTAACGCGGCCCGGACTCTCCGCAACAAAAAAGCATCTGGTGATTTATTTGAAGGGGTAGAGGAATGAGGCGGCTAGACCCAGAAAAGGCCAAACAACAGGCCATTATCAAACGTATGACCAACTGGCAAAACACCAAATGGATGAGGGCCGGTGAATGACCTGGGCTCCTGCAATAGCATTGTTCTTTATGGTGGTCGGGATTTTGGCTCTCATTGGTCTGGTGGGGCTGTATTGGAGGTCGATAATTTCTGCCGCCACATTTGTGGTTCGAAAAATTGCCCCACTTCCCAAGCCCAAAGTTTACAATCCGGCCCCTAAAGGTGGACAAACGCCTTTCAAGCCGATGAGCAGAGAAGAATATAACGATAATTTATGGTGGACGGGCGAATGAACGAGCCTAAACTTATTGATATTGCGTGTGAGGTTAAGATTGAAACCGACAGTGCATGGCTCATCAATGACGGCACCAAAGAAGCGTGGTTGCCAAAATCACAAGTTGAAATGCACGTTGAAGACAAAGGAACAACTGCTGTTATGCCTGAATGGCTTGCTCAAGAAAAGGGTCTGATATGAACGATCTAGCACTCATAGAGCCCGAAGCCCCGAAAAGCCTAGAGATAGAGCAGGCGTTTATAGGAGCTTTACTGCGCAATAACGACGTTTTATCGACTGTCCGCTGTCCTTTAGAGCCAGAGCACTTCTTTGAGCCGGTACATGGCCGGTTATTTGCCGCCTGCGCAGCGAGAATACGCAAAGACCTAGGGGTTGACCCTGCAATACTCCGAAACCAATTCGAGCATGACGAGGGCTTTGAAGACGTCGGTGGGTTTTCGTATGTAATCCGAATGGTGGCCTCCGTGCCCTCACTCGTGAGCGCTGCCGACTATGCCCAAACAATTTATGATCACTACCGGCGCCGAACTCTGATGCAATTGGCTGATGGCTTAAACCTCAATGCGCTCAGTTATGACACCGACATAGAAACCACGATTGAAGATGCCAATAACCAGCTCAGCGATTTGAGAATCACCGACAAAAGGTTTGGCTTCAAGACGATTTACGAAAATGCAGAAAAATCTATCGTCATGATTGACAGTGCTCGGAGCTCCGGCGTGATGAGCGGGCTACTCACGGGGATATCAGACCTTGACGAAATGATAGGGGGCCTTGAAGCCCAAGAGGTTATGATTATCGGAGCCCGTCCGTCTATTGGCAAGACCGTTCTGATATCAAATATAGGTGTGAATATTGCTGAAAAAAAAGGCGTTATTTTCTTTTCGATGGAACAATCTGGGGAGCAAATCGCTAGGCGGCTTCTGTCGGAGAGATCAAAACAACGAGTTAAATATTCAAAAGCCAGGCGCGGTGAGATTGGCGAAAAAGAACTCTATTCTCTAATCAATGCTAAGAATACGTTTGAAAAAGTCCCGCTTTATATTTGTGATCGTTCATCTATGGGGATAGGCGCAATTGAAAGCGAAACCAGAAGAAGAATCAGGGTGATGCGCCGGCTTGGGGTTGAGCCTGGGTGCATTCTTCTGGATCACATTCACCGAATAACCAAACCTCGGGGCATGGGCGATGTGGAACATTTCACGGAAGTGGGTGTTTGGCTTAAAGACATGGCCAAGATGTTTGATGTTCCCATGATTGCAGCGTGCCAGCTTTCGAGGAATGTTGAATCGAGACCAGACAAAAGACCAATATTATCGGATCTCAAATATTCAAGTGCGTTAGAAGAGAATGCGGATTGTGTGTTGTTCCTGTATAGGCAGCATTATTATGAATCCAGAAAGAGCGGGGTTGATTCTGACCGCCTTAAAGATATTGAACTTGAAATGGAGATCGACGCAGCGAAGGTCAGGGAAGGGCCAACTGGTATGAGAATGTTTCAATTTGACGGCGCTGTGAACCGAATCAGAAATCTACCACAAACCGAATTGGAGGGGTTTTGACTTCTGCCAAAATCTATGTTTGAACGCTTACTAAGCAACTAGTGGAAACATCATGAAATATATCTCTTTATGCAGAGGGTCGCGCGGAAATAAGGCTGGCTTGCCATGCACGAATATGCGCACCACTCCACTGGTTGTGAAGCCCTCTGCACCAAGGGGGTATTATGTCTAAATTGCCTTTCATGCCGCTATATGTGCCCGATTATGAGGGAGCCACCAATTTTCTGTCGATAGCAGAAGATGGAATGTATATGCGGTCGCTTCGGTTGATGTGGTCGGTTCCAGGCTGTTCGTTGCCCGACGATAAGGAGTGGATTAAAAAGCGATTGCGCATCACAGAAGAGGAATATCAGGACATATTTTTGTTTATAAAAGAGGAATTTTTCTTTGTTAAAAGCGGGCGGATTATGCAGAAAAGATTGCAGCACGAATATTGCAAAGCTGGCGGCATAATTAAGGCCCGTTCTGTAGCCGGAAAACTAGGGGTTAAAGCTAAAGCATTAAAAAGAAAGGAAAAAGACGCAAGCAAAGGTAACGATTTGTTTAAGCAAAACGTAAGCAAACGGCAAGCATCTATATCAACATCAACACCAACATCAAAGGTAAGAAAGAAACCTTCGGTTTCCAAAGAAAATTCCAAAGGCTCAAGGATGAAGGAAGATTTTGAATTACCGGAGGAATGGATTACTTTTGCAAAGACCCTTTCATACACGAAAGCAGAAGCGCAAGCGGTCTTCGATCGGTTCAAGGATTACTGGCTTGGTGTGTCTGGCCAGAAAGGAACGAAGGTAAATTGGCTGGCTACCTGGCGCAATTGGTTGAGAAGGGATCGTGACGATGGAAAGTCAAAGGGCAACGACGCTGTACATAGGCCCTACCCAAGCTAATAAATTTCGAATAACAGGGAAAACAAATGATCGATTGGATCAGAGACCAGTTATTAAATAACCAAATCTTTGCTGGCGTGGCGCTGGGCAGCGTGGTTGGCAGCCTGTTTTATATGCTCAAAGGAATCCCACGCATTATCCAAAATATTATTGTCCGGCAACTGACATGTGAATTGACAATCTACAACGATGATGATGTCTATGGCTGGGTGAATGACTGGTTGGCTCAAAGGCCAGAAGTGAAGAAAACCAAGCGCCTGCATCTGAGCACCAAACATAATCAGGGTGGTGAGGCGGATTCTAATGATTGGTCAATAACGCTCGGGCCAGGCAAGCATATTATTTGGTATGCTGGGCGGCCGGTGAGGATAGAAAGGCGGCTGGAAGAAACAAAATCAGGGACGCAGCGCCAAGAAACATTGCTTCTATCAACCCTTGGGCCCAGCAATAAAATATTAAAGAAAATTATCACGGCAGCGAGACAACACCGTGACGGGGAGCCAGTGACGCCCGTATATTATTACGCTAATTATTGGAGGCGGGTGGGCACAAAAACCAAACGGCCTCTTGATACTGTGGTCTTGCCAGAAGGGCAAATCGAAGGGATTTTATCGGACATTGAATGGTTTTCCAATTCGAAGGCTTGGTATCAGGACAGAGGCATTCCTTATCGCCGCGGGTATCTGCTTTACGGGCCTCCTGGGTGTGGAAAATCGTCGCTTATATTCGCATTGGCGAGCCATTTGGACAGACCCGTGCACGCCCTGAATCTTGGAGGCATTCATTCAGACAACAGCCTTCTCGGGGCAATGATGGACGCACCGACACGATCGATTGTGGTCATTGAGGATATTGATGCGCTCAATGTATCAAAAAAACGAGCGCCAAAACCAGCGCCAAAAGGAGCCCCGATAGCGGAAGACCAGGACATGGGGATTACATTAAGCGGGCTTTTGAATGTCATTGACGGGCTTACGGCGTCTGAGGGACGAATATTATTTATGACCACCAATCATGTGGATGAGTTAGACCCTGCACTTGTGCGCCCCGGGAGGGTAGACGTTCGAGAATGTATAGACAAGCTGGGGCCAGAGGAAGCCACTCGGTTCTTTGAGCGGTTTTATGGTGTGAAGCGCCGACTGTCTTTAACCATAGCCGCGGCGGAACTGCAGATTATTTTCATGCGGCACCCAGATAACCCCGAATCTGCCATGGCGGAATTGGAGGAAAAGTCAATGAGAAGTGCGGCCGAGTGATGTTTCACGTGAAACATTGGGGCCAACCCGCCAACGGGAGATAGCTCATGAAGATAGTACCGATAAAAGCAACTCGGAACGAAGATGCTGTTGAGGTTTTAGAGGGTGTTTTGAAGCGTGTGAAGTCTGGTGAGATCGAAGCGGTAACCATTGTTTGGGTAGGGCGTGCGCCAGATAACTGCATTGGCGGTGTGACCAGCGGAGGTGCGGAAAAATGGAATATGCTCGCCGCCTTGGAATATATTCTGTGGGATTTCAAAACAAAAATCTTTGACCAAGGGTGATTATATAATATACCTTGTGGCCCGAAAGGTGCGCCAATGGCAAGGACCGGACGACCATCAAAATATACACCGAAGCTGCTTGACGATGATTTGGAAGCTAAACGGCTGCGGGCCTTCTACACCCAAAACGTATGGCTCGGGGAATGGGAAGACCCACCTGACAGCGAGCATTACCGGGGAAATCTGGAATTGAGGGACCAGATCAAAGCGGAGTGCCTTGATGCGGCATAACGACACAGTATATCGGCCCTACCCAAGTTGACAGAAATAAAATTGGTGGATATTGTGAAAGCGAAAGGAATTTGGAAGAACCATGTTGGACCATAGAAATCTCGAAGAAGAAAGTGACCCGCGGGTGTTGGATTGTGAGATTGTTACAGTGATGCCAGTCGCGGTAACATCATTGAAAGTCGACGACGAAAAAGGAATTCTTTTCATCGGCAGCATCGAGGGGGTGTTTGAATATCGCGACGGCGCTCTCTATGATCCAGCCGACCAAAAGGTCTACCGGAATTAAGCTTTACTGGTGAGCATACGCCAGAGCGCGGTCATCAAATCTCGCTTCACTTTGAATGTGGTGGCTATCTCACCAGACTTGTAACGTCCAAAGTTTGTGGATGATATCCCAGAATAATCCTGCAGATGGTATTCGTAAAAGCCCATCCATCGAGTGAGTCTTACACACTCCCAAATAAATCTATTATTGCATCGGTCGGGAAATTTGGCGTAAATCCAAGCTTTCAAGATGAAGAACATGGCCTTTACATAGGCTAGATTCTCCGAAATTCAAATGGGTTATTCCTAAAGTCAACAAATTGAATGCTTTGGTTTTTCTAAGCTTGCGTTCTCCGTAACATAATGATGGATGTTTTTGTCCGCTGAATGGAGAATGGTTATGGTGTTACCCAGAAACACGATCCGGGGTTCGGTCGGGCAGAATGATTTCGCGCTACGTGAAGGTCGGATGTGTCGATATGGGGACCGTTGGGTTGCTGAACGTGTGGCTGATGTTCTGGTGAATTTCCAATATCTTTTGTCAACGGCAGCGGTGAATGTTGCAGCGAGCGGTCTTGCCACAGCCATTGCCCAAAACGGGGCTTTGCAAATGACGGCGCCGTCTGCTGAGGTAACGGTAACAAGTCGCCAGTCAATTCGCTACACACCAGGCTTTGATAATTATTGTTATTTTGCCGCCGCGCTGGCGTCTCAACAAGATGCGGAGGCATCGATCGGGCCCACTGACTTCGACAACGGTTTTTTTCTAAGATCGAAGGATAGCTTTCTGGAGTTCGTGCATGTCTCAGGAAGCGTCGAAACTGTGCAAAAAATAACGGGCGATTTGCCCTCTGGTTTGGCGACGGTCGACGGAATAGATTTTGACCCGACAAAAAAGAATATTTATTGTATTACGTATGGGCTCGCTGCGCCGGCATATTTGGAGCTACTCACTGATAATGGTTGGGTAGTAATTCGAAAATTTAATTTTATTAACCGTCAAACCGGACAACCGACCCTCCAGTCTCAACAGCCTATAACGGCTAAAATCATTTCAAATGGTGGGTTGGCCAGTCTTAACACCGCATCGTGGTGTGGTGGGCGTGTCGGGGCGGTTGGGCATTTATCGAGCGACGTTGCGTGGTCGGCTGATGTAGAGGGTGTGAGCCCCGCGACTCCTGCAAACCTACCAATCTTAGCAGTTCGTTCCAAACTGACCTTCGCGGGCCAGCCCAATAGAGTTGAATCAGATTTCAAATATCTGAACATTACGTGGGATGCCAATAAATCAGCCAAGTTTTCGTTTGTCACTGACGTTACGATTGTTGGTGGCGCGTGGTCAGATTTGGTTGCGGATAGCACCTTGGAGATAAACACGACGGGAACGAGCTTCACGGGCGGTAGAGAAAGGTTTGACCCTCGGCTGAGCTTTTTGGACAGCAAATTCTTTCAGATTGATTTCATGAAATTCAAGCTATTGCCGGGGGAAGAGGCTGTGGTTGCCTTGACCTCAGGAGCAAACGCAACCCTGGCGTATTCCGCAAATATGGGTGGCCATGAATTGTTCTGATAGGTTGACGTATTAACAACCTTATGCCATACACATAGCCTCATTATGTGGGCAGGCCAATGGAAACCAAGATCAAGCGAAAAATCGGTGTTAATGTAGGGAATTGGCGACGGTTCCGAAACATGTCCCAGGGCGATTTAGCGCGCCACCTCAAAATCAGCGAAAACCAAGTGAGCCTTTACGAGCGGGGCGAAACCAACATATCAGCGGTGCGCCTTTTGAGGATTTCAGAGATATTGGATAAGCCGATCGAGGTGTTTTTCGGATGAATAGAAAATCAATGAGAGCCGCAGAAGCCGCTGCCAGAAGGCAATCAAAAAATCAGAAAAATGGCGCTGACGTTACGCGCTTTGATCTGAACACGGGCATAGCAAGCCTCACGCTCCACCAGAGCCCAGGTGGGCGCAGCATCATATCGGTGGCCGGAATCTCGCAAGAGTTTGCTGACGCCCATCCAGACCCGAAAGAGCGGCTACGGATATTGAGGGATATGATCCTCGACGGGTGCTCGTTTATCGACCAGGTGATTGAGAATATGAGCGAAGAGGCAGTTGGTGGATCTGAAATTAAGAACGGAACTTACCAGCTTACGTAATCCGTTAACCTGAACGGAATGCTTGACTGAAATTCTCCAAATTTGACAACTCCATAGCTTTAGGCTTATTTTCTGGCCATGGCGAAACTGAACAATAAGCAGGCGCAATTCGTTCTCGAATATGTCAAAGACTTCAATGCAACACAAGCGGCCATAAGGGCGGGCTACAGCAAAAAGACCGCTGGGCAACAGGGCGGGCGCCTGTTGAAAAATGTATATCTTCGTGAAGAACTCAGCAAAGCCATAGTCCAGAGGAGCGAACTTACCAAAATTGATGCGGCCTGGGTGCTGGCGAAAGCGGCGGACTTGGCCAATAAATGTCTTGGTGAAACCAAAGTCATGGTGCCAGGCAAAGACGGCGATGACATCGAAGAAACTCAATTTCATCCTGCAGCGGCTAGAGGTGCGCTGGAGATTGTCGGCAAGCATGTGGACGTGAAAGCATTTGATAATTCTATCCCACTGGTCGGGGATCCTGATAGGCCCCTCCAAATTGATGACACGAATCGTGCAGCCCGCATTGCTGAGATATTGGCGAAGGCACTCAAGAGATGATGGAGCTCCAAACCATAAAGGACGTGGTGAACAAGCTTTCCCCGGAAGTTAAGAAAGAGCTCGACGCATTGATTATGCAGGATGCTCCGCTGTGGGTGCCCCTTCAAGGCCCGCAGGCGCAGGCGTATCACTCGAAAGCAGACATTGTGGGTTATGGGGGCGCCGCTGGCGGTGGGAAGACTGACCTGGCTTGTGGGCTGACCCTGACAAGACATAAACGTTCCATTATATATCGCCGGGAAGGTGTGCAGCTAACCAGTATTTTGTTGCGGCTGGAAGAGTTGCTCCAAACCAATGATGGCCATAACAGCGTGAAAAAGATATGGCGGCTACCTGGGCGCATCATTGAATACGGCGGTGTCAACAATCTCGGGGATGAGCGGAAGTATCAGGGGCGCCCGCATGATCTCAAGGTATTTGATGAGGTTACGGAGTTTCTGGAATATCAAGTTCGGTTCCTGATGGGGTGGCTACGGAGCGAAGACCCAAATATACCATGCCAAATTCTTATGACTTTCAATCCACCTACGACCGCTGATGGCCGGTGGGTGCTGGAATTCTTCGCACCATGGCTCAAGAAGGATCATCCCAACCCTGCGGTGCCAGGTGAGCTCCGGTATTTCACCACTGACCCCGAAACTCAAAAGGATATTGAGTGCGACGGGCCCGAAGAGATTGAGATTGATGGCGATATGGTGAAGCCTTTGTCTCGAACGTTTATCCCCGCTGCGGTGGAAGACAACCCATATTATATGGAAAGCGGCTACAAATCAGTTCTGCAGGCCCTTCCAGAGCCGTTACGGTCACAAATGCTCAAGGGTGACTTCATGGCCGGCGTACAGGATGACGAGTTTCAAATCATCCCGACGCAATGGGTGGAGTTGGCGATTGTGCGGTGGCATGCAATGAAGGCCAAAGCAGACTTCAAGCTGGGCGATATGGATTCAATGGGTGTGGACGTGGCGCGCGGCGGGAATGACAAGACTGTGATATCCCGAAGGCATGCTAAATTCTTCGATGAATTGATATCCAAAGAGGGCGAGCAGACACCAGATGGCCCCACATGCGCTGCTGAGGTGGTCAAGGTAAGGCGGCATCGGGCGCCGGTACATATTGACGTTATCGGTTGGGGCTCAAGTGCCTTTGACTTCCTGAAAGAGGGCGGCGTCCAGACCATAGGTGTGAATGCGGCCGTAACATCATATGGGATAAGCAAAGAAGGTGAATTGCCGTTTTTCAATCTGCGCGCTGAGATATGGTGGCGCATGCGAGAAGCCCTGGACCCTGTGAACGGCGAAGATATCTGTTTGCCTCCTGACACTGAATTGCTCGCTGACCTTTGTGCCCCAAAATGGGAATATCGCAAAACCGGCATCAAAGTTGAAAGCAAGGATGAGATTATTAAACGGCTTGGGCGGTCGCCCGACAAGGCTGATGCTGTGATATTAGCGAACATCACCACCATGAAGACCAAGGCCCGGGACGCCTTGGCCAGTGGGAATAAGAATGTCTGCAAAGGCACTGATTGGGATCCCTTTGCAGAATCCTAAAATACCCGCCCACATATGGTGGGTGCTGATGAAATGTGAGGCAAATCTTGTGGATTTGAAAATGATATGCTAAGGACGCATAGCTCAACTGGATAGGACCAGCAAATGTGCATACCCAAAGCACCGAAGATTCAGCCTCCTCCTCCCGCTCCTGAACTGCCTCAGGCCCCAAGCGAAGTTAACCCCTCAATATTAGCTGCGAGACGCAGAGCCAGGCAGCAAGCGGCTGCATCTGCGGGCTTCCGGTCGACGATTCTGACCAGCGGGAGAGGGGTCACGAGTGGTGCTCAGACTGCCGACCCGAGTTTGATTGGCATCAGGGCTGAATCCCGAGGCTCAAGAGTGGGCAGCGGGGCGGTAACGGGCGGGCCGCCAATAACCGACGACGAACAGGCCGACGTTTCAAGGGCCAACCGACCGTTTATAGGGCGTCGGGGCAAGCCCAGCATAAGACTAGGCGCGTCTGCTGGCGGATCTGGGTCTGTTGTGTCTGGCGGCGGTGGAGGCGGGTTTGCTGGTGGCGGCGGTGGTTTCAGCTTCACAGGTAAAGGATTCAGCTAAGAATGGCCTTTGAACAAACCGACAGGCAACATGTAGACCAGCGCTTCGAGGACTTGAAGAGCGAGCGTTCGTCGTGGCTACAGCATTGGCGGGAACTCTCAGAGTTTATCCAGCCTCGCATTGGCCGGTTTATGCTCACGGGGAACAACAAGGGCGGCAAGAAAAACGGGAAGATCATCAATAGCACGGCCACTTTTGCCCTCAGAGTGTTGGCCAGCGGGCTTATGACGGGGCTCACAAGTCCTGCCAGGCCATGGTTCAAGCTCGGATTGGGGGATAGCAGGCTCGATGATGTCCGTTCTAACCGGCTGTGGCTGGATGAGGTCGAGAAGATACTGCTCTCGATCTTCCGAAAGTCCAATGCTTATCAGTCGCTTTATTCGGCCTATGAGGAAATCGGGCTGGGTGGCACGGCAGCCATGTTTATCGAGGCCAATTCCCAGACTGTGATCAATGCAAGAACCTTCACGATTGGGGAATATTCACTGGCTATTGGTCCTGATGGGCGTGTGAACACCTTTTATCGTGAATTCAGGAAGACGGTCGACCAGATAGTTCGGGAATACGGGATTAACAATGTCACCGCATCGACGCGGAATCTCTGGGAGCGTGGGCAATTGGACGCTTGGCGGTGTATCAGGCAGGCGATCGAACCCAACCCAAAGAGCGTGAAAGGCTCTCTTGCTGCGGGTGACAAGCCATGGAGGTCTTGGCATTGGGAAGTTTCTGCAACAAAGGGCGGTCCGGGTGATGGGTTCCTGCGGAAATCAGGGTTTGACGACTTTCCGATCATGGGTGCGCGCTGGGATGTGAGGCCATCTGACGTTTATGGTCGTTCGCCGGCGATGGATATCCTGGGTGATGTGAAGCAATTGCAAATGGAAGAGCGCCAAAAGGCCAAGGGGATAGCCAAATTGGTTGATCCTCCCATGGCTGGCGACCCGAATATTGACCCGACGCAAGTCAGCACTGCGCCTGGGGGCTTCACCTCTACACCAAACATAGGTGGGCAACGGTCGTTCCAGCCTGCCTATCAGGTGGACCCCCGCATTGGGGAATTGATGGCTGATATCAATGAGGTTGAAGAGCGAATCCGGGAAGGCATGTTTGTGAATTTGTTCTTGGCTATCAGCAGCATCGAAGATGTGAGGTCGGCCACTGAGGTTATCGAGCGCAAGGAAGAGAAATTATTGATGCTTGGCCCGACGATTGAGCGTTTACAGGTAGAGTTGCTTGATCCGCTGATCGACCGGACCTTCAATATTGCTAATCGAATGGGCATGATACCGCCTCCGCCTGAGGATATTCAGGGTCGGGATTTGGATATCGAATATGTGTCACCTCTCGCTCAGGCTCAAAGAGCGGTGTCGACCGGCACAATTCAGAGATTGTTAGTGTTTACGGAAGGGGTGGCCGGTATTAACCCCGCTGCTCTCGATAAGATCGATGCAGACGAAGCCGTGAATGAATTTGCTACTGCGGTTGGTGCATCTCCCAAGCTCATACGGAGCCAGGATGATGTTGAAGAAATCAGGGAACAACGCGCGATCAAGGCCCAACAGGAGCGCGCCGTGGGTGCAGCCTCAGGTTTGGTGGATAGTGCCAAGACGCTTTCTGAATCGGGCGCCGCTGGGCAAGATATGGTTGATAATATTCTTAACCAGGTGACGCCATCATGACCGCTCAGGAATTTGTCATATGGTTGGAAGGATTTGTTGAAGGCATAGGTGGAACGCCGTCTGATGCCGAATGGAAGAAGATCACGGGGAAACTGAACAAGATTACTGGCCCCAAAGGTAAACAGCCGCCCATAGCGGCCGCAAAGAGGAAACATTGATGTCAGAGACTGAGGCCCAAAAGAGGGCCAGAAAAGACAAGGAATTGGCGGTGCTCGCCTTTAAGGATTTCTCCCAGGCTGAGGGTGGAAAGATATGGCTCCGCAACATGCTCAAATCATCCATGGTGATGATGGACACATTTACAGGGAACAGCACGACGTTCTTCCAAGAGGGAAAACGGGCTGTTGGGCTAGCGATAGCCAAGGATCTGGCGGAGGCAAGCCCTGATGTCTACGCTGAAATCATGAAGGAAATTATCTAATGGTTGACGAAACTGAAACAGAGGGTACAGACAACACCGATACCCCTGAGGCTACCGAAGACAAGGGTTCTGTTACAACTGAAACGCCGGCATCTACCGACACTGGCGAAGATGGGAAAGAGGCCCCTGAGGGTTCGGTTACGACCGAAACCGCAAAAGATGAACCGGCTGAGGGTGATACCGAAGCTGGCTCTGAGGAAGGCGCTCCTGATGCTTACGGAGACTTTACGTTACCGGAAGGCTTTGACGAGCTCGATAAAGACCTGTTGGCGAAGGCTGACCCGCTGTTTAAGGAAGCGGGCTTAAACCAAGAGCGAGCACAATCATTTATCGATCTCTTTGCCTCTACGATACAAGGTCAGACTGAAACATCGGTCAATGCGTTTAATGAGCTTAATACTTCGAATGTAAAAGCGTGTGAGGACCACGCTGATTTCGGTGGAGACAGATTTGACGAAAGCAAGGCACTCTGCGCCAAGGCCATCGATCAGGTTTTTGGTAAAGAAAATGCTGCTGCATTTCGCCAGTATCTGGATGAAACCGGGGCCGGCAATCACCCGCTGATGTTTGAGCTCATGACCAAAGTCGGTAAAGCCATCGGAGAAGATGGCATCGTAGATGGTGATGCGCCCAATGTGAAACCGGATCGAGCCGAACGTATGTATGGCAAGGACGGCAAAGGGCCCAACACCGAGGCATAGTGGCAATTAACAGGAGAATGAAATATGGCCACGATTGGTGAAAGCTTTCTCGACTTAATCGAGATATTCAAGGGCAAGGATAAAAGTGGTGATGTCGCAGATATCATCAATATGCTCGCCCAGACTAACGCCATGCTTGAAGATGCGCTGACGCGGACGGCCAACCAAGGCAATTCGCATCTGTCCACCTTCATAGCTGGCATTCCAACCCCTGATTGGGGACAACTCTACAAGGGGATCGCCAACAAAAAGATCACCCGCAAGCAGATCCAGGATGCAACTGGTTTCATCGAGGCCCGCTCGACCGTAGACTCACGGTTGGCGGACATTGAACCGAACCTGGCGGCATTTCGTCTGCAAGAGGCTCAAGGCATCATTGAAGGTATGGCCCAAGAAGCGGGGCGTGCTGTTCTTTACGAAGATGAGGCTTCGAATCCTGACCGGATTACGGGTCTTGCACCTCGGTTTAATGACCTGAGTGCCACTCAAGGCAACCAGATCATTGATGCTGGAGGCGTTGGTTCTGACAATACCTCAATCTGGTTTATCCAATGGGGTATGGACGCTGTTCACTGGATTTATCCAGATGGCAGTAATGCCGGAATCCAGCGGATTGACCATGGGGAACAACGTGTTCTCGATGGGTCCAGCAACGCCTTCTATGCCTTTGAAGAGACATTTCGTTGGCATCTGGGCGTTGTGGTCCGTGACTTCCGCAAGGTGGTCCGTATTGCAAACATTGATGTCAGTGATTTGGCAGCCGGTACTGTGGACATTTACTCGTTCATGGTCAAAGCGCTCTATCAATGGCACGGTGCGCGCAACCAGGCCCAGGGTACGCAGGGCATTGGCGATACTGGCGACGGAAACTTCAAGATGGGCCGGGGTGCTATTTACTGCACCAAGGAAGTTCTTGAAGCTCTTGATATCGCTGCGGTCAATCAAGGTGCGTCGGATAACTTCACGCGCTTGCGGCCGATGGAGATCCAGGGCAGGGAAGTTCTTACCTACCGTGGCTTCCCCATTCGCCAGATGGACCAAATCGTCCTCAATGAAGCTCGGGTAACTTAAGGAGAAAAAACATGATTTTTTCACTCGAACAATTGTTTTCCGATCAGCAGGTGATCACGGCTTCTGCGGCGTCGACCAATATCATCGACACCCAGGCGACGGGTACGCCTATTCATGCGCAAGCTGCGCTCAAGAAGGATTTGGGCAAAGGCACCCCAATCTCGATCAGCATCCGCGTAACCGAAGACTTCGCGACTTTGACCAGTTTGCTCATTGCTCTTGAAGTCGACGACAATGCTGGGTTTTCATCCGCGAAAGTGGTTGTCTCAGAAAGCATTGCGGTTGCGGCTCTCCTGGTGGGTACGGATATCGTTTTCCAGTATATCCCCAAGGGAACGGATGAGCGCTTCCTGCGTCTCAATTACACAGTCACGGGCTCGAATGCGACTACCGGCAAGATTAATGCTGGTATCGTAGCGGCTCTTGACCAAGGAAGGGCCAAAGCATAATGACCAGAGTTAGAGCCACCCAACAGGGTTTCTACGGTCATTTCCGAGAAATCGGCGATGAATTTGATATCGAAGGGAAGGAAGCCTTCTCTGAGAATTGGATGGTAAAGGTGAAGGCGGGTAAAGCCCCTGCGTCCGAAGAGCCAGAAGACGAATTGTCTGGCTTGGACAAAGAGGCCCTGATTTCCTTCGGCAAAGCCAATTGCAAAGGTCTCAAACTCACCAGGGCGATGAATGAGGACACCTTGCGTGCTCGCATTCGTCAAAACCGTGAAGGCTAATATGTTTGGG